CCCAAGATTCGTATGGAATCAGGATGGAGATGTTTAGTATGCGAAGAATAGAACCAATAACAATTAAGTTAGCCAAAGTAAATCGTGAAGATAACTTTGTAACTTCCACAAAAGAATGGATTAAAGAAATGAAAGAGGACATCAAAGATGGGTTTAACAAAAAAGCTTAACAAAGTAGAAGACTTAGTAATGCGTCATCTGAAAGACCACGAAGTTTGCAGAGACAATACTAAATTTTTGTATTACTCGGTTCTTCAGGAGTTCTACAGAGCTACAAGTTCTAAAGGCAGACTTTGTGAAGAAGATAAATTCTTATCTGATTTGTATGATTTGTTACACTATGCACCTTGCGATGAGTCAATTCAACGTTCAAGACGTAGAATACAAAATAAGTTAAAGATGCACAGGTCTTCTAAAGCAGTTCAAAAGATGAGAGAGAAAGCTGAAGAGACGTATTACACTTGGTCTGTTGAAGACTGATTAAATATATAAAGGGCAGTGGCCATAGTCAATACCGATGACAAGCCACGGGCCTAAAATTATCCATGAGAAAACTTTCAACTTCCAAAGTACAGAGGGCTTGTCATCATAATGGCCCGACTCGAACTTAAGGGGATTGACAACCGAGTTCGAGAGGATGTAAAAGTACTAGCTAAAACACATGGAGTCACTGTTGCTAAATTCCTAGAACCAGCAATCAAGAATTACATTTATCAAGCCGATAATAGAGAAAGGCTTATTAGAGCAAAGAGGTCTGACCCAGACTGGTAGCATGGGATTTTTAGACAGATTTAGGAGCAAGCCCAAACAGACATCTAAATTACAGACATTCTTAGATGGTAATTTAGAAAAGGAAGCCAGGACACCAGTTTACGATATGGCTCCTGCAATGGGAAGTACTGGGCCAATGCGCATTGACCCAATATACAATCTACATCATTTAGAAGATTTAGCAATAAATTATTCTCATTTGCAAACTGTAATCAATCGTATTGCATCGCAAACAATCGCTAAGGGGTACAGACTAGAACAGACTGTAGAGAATCCTAGTGAAGACCAGAAGGAACTTCTTGAGCATTTGCTGAAAGACCCAAGCAACGGAGACAGTGATATTACTGGTGAAGAGTTTTGTAAAGCGTTGATTAGACAGCTTGAAGTCTTTGATGATGCATGGATTTCTATAGTTTACGATTATGTCAAAGATGATTCGGGTAG